GTTTGACTGCACTTGCATAGCAATATACGCCAAGTCATCGGGTTGGTAAGGGCCGTTAGGGTCGGCAGCTTGCGACTGGATGGATTGCAACAACGCAGCCTCAATACCTTCCGCAACAATACGGTCCTTCTCCAACTCAGGGTCAACAATCAATGGGTCGGATTCACGGGCAGTTTCTTTAGACATCAAACCTGTACCCAATCGTTGACCTAAACCAACGATAAGACTGTTAACGTCGCTACCAGAAGCAGAATAAGCAACATAATGAAAATCTGTTTCCCACAACTTGTTCGGGGTGTAGTCAACTATCCCACCTTTGCGTCCAGGGATATAAAAAGATTTAGGGCTGTTGCCGTAATACGTTTTTTCTATCGCTATCGCAATCTTATCTTCCTCAACCAAACACGAAGCAAACGTGTCTTGTGCTTCTTGTACACGGAAGTCAACTGTGGCAGACAATACGGATTCGCCACGGCGGCCTGTCCGAATGTTTGTTCCCGACTCGCCACCAAACTCGGCAGGGATAGCACCCTCTAAACGTTCCTGCCGCTCGATACGGTCTAACGCAACATCGGTTTTATAGCCAGGGTTTGTTTGCAACTGTTGAATGTCGCCACCTTTGACAACACCTAACTGTCCTGTTTTGCCGTCGGCAACCTGCAAGATTTCAGGGTTCTCACCTGGGCGTGACACCAAATATTCGTCAGGAAAAATGCCTCGCTCAATAGCAATTTCGGTGAGTGCCTGTAAACGGGCACGGGTGTAATACATGCCCAATAGACCATCGAACTGTCCACGGGGTTTGTCTAGCGTGACACGGGAAGGCATAACCACCAACGGCATGCCTGTACGGTTAATCATGCGGGTTAGTTCTACTACACGCGCACCACTATAGCTTTGACCGGTTTGCGTATCACGGGCTTTCTCTGTCCCAAGAACGCAAGTAACTATCTCGTTGTCACAAACATATTCGAGGATAGTAAACATGTCATCCCACGAAGGGTTACCGACATTAAGTACACCGTCGATAGCGTAACCATAGTTTTGTGTTAACCAGCGGTACGTGCGGTTGTACGTGAAAATGCAGTTATCGGGTACAGGGTTGTCGAGGTCTGTGGATGGTGCAGCGAAAGTGTCTAACGGGTTGCGTAGATGCCATTCGGGTAGACGTTTATCAAAGTTGGGTTTAATAAAAACGGGGCTAGACGAATATGCAAGAAGATGCCTGGCTCGTCGACGCATCTTTTGGTTCATGCGGTTAGCATCCCAAATAGCTGTCATCGCACGGTTGCGGTCACGAGAAAGTTTCATAGACCTGTCGTTGCCTTCACGCAACGCAGGAAAATACGGTGTCGGCATAGTAGAAGCTATGCGCATACTCATTTGGTCTAAACCCTGTACGAGAAGGTTAGCTACAGAAGATTTAGTGTTCCTATCTAGTTCGTTTAAAGGCACGATAATGTCGCCGTTAGCCAACCTGCGAACATCGCGCATTTGTTGAAGAACGGGTCCTTGTGCGTCTAGACGCTCTTTGTATAGTTCAACTATCTGTTCTGGTGTAATCATTTATTTCTTTTTTGGTGCTGTTTTAGGCTGTTTTGTTAATGGGTTACCTAAAGCCATACCAGCAGCCTGTTTATAGGCATATTGGTAATCTTTTATGTTCGGTTGTCTCCTGCTTGGACTTCCCAACGCAGTACGAGCAGCTCCAATAAGACTAGCGTTCTTTGCGTCAGAAATTGCTTTACCTTTTGATGCAGCAGCGGTTGCATAAACAGAACCCGTGTTTATTGCGGGCTTAGACTTTGATGAACTAGAAGATGAACTGTTAGAGCCGGAACCTTTAGAACCAGAACCTTTACTACCGGCGTTGCTGCCTTTAGAGTCTTTACCTTTTTTGCCCATAGGTTTACCAAGTGCAATAGCAGCAGCACCTTTTAGACTTTTTGCTTTAGCGCGTTGCACAGCAGCCGCACTTTTCTTTTTAGGCATTTTTCCGCCAGGGTTGCTGTTGGAAAACATATTTGCATATCCTGCAAAATCTTCAGGGTTCATTGACATGTTCTATTCCTTTACTTTTTAAATGCTTTGTAGGGGTCCATTTTTGGGCCACGCTTGTTCGTAGGGACTTTGTTCGAAGCATAATAATCTTTAGAACCTTCCCAGCGGAGAGTGGCAATGCGACGGGCAGCAGCTTGGGCTTGGGCGGATGTTCCAGCAATAACTTTGCCGTTAGGCATTTTGATTTGGCCTTCACTGACAACATCTTGGAAAGAAGCAATAAACGCTTTCTTGCCGGATTGCATGTCAACACGTTTTGTGCTTGAATATTTTTTTGCAAGAGCATCATCAAGGTCACTACCTACAGACACTTTTCTTCCAGTCCCAACATTTACAACGTATCCAGTTGGGGTGGGAGGTGATTTCTTTTTAGCGGCGGCCATGATACTCCTCAAAGATTAGGTGACATAACAATAACATAACTATCTGTCCAACATCCAAGAAGGTCGCCACTGGCGGGGAGGAGCCTTCGCTTTAGTTAGGTTCGGCAGATTCAACACAGCCATCCACAAACTCATCACAATGTCCGTGCCGTTCTTCTTGTCACGAGTCCACTTACACAACTCATCCACCGCAGCCATCGTTTTCCAGTTGCCACGCATCGACGGGAACCTTAAAGCACCCGTACGGATGATTGCCGGTAACAAAGCTTCCACACCCAGGTTCTCGTCAAGCTTGTTTCGGCTAGTCGTGTGCGGAACAATATTCACCATCTGACGTGACTGCCATTTGCGAACAAAATCGTGTGCCAACAAGAACCTTTGGGCAGCGTTAATCTCCACAACCCAATGCGATATTGGGTAACCCAACGCCATCGAACGGTTCTGCCACTCCTCCATCATGCCTGAATACTCGCCTGTCATAGTGTTGTACCCCAACAAGTCCTCAGCGGTTAGTTTGACACGCTCAACATCAACCACATGGTAAAGGTTCGTTTCAGGCTGATACAAAATCCATGTCAAAGCCCAAAACTGTGTCGGGGAAGGGTCAACGGCCACGATAGAAACTATTGGTGGAGCCAAACCATAGGGGATATGCCCTGGCATACGGTCATTATCTATACAACCCTGATACAAAACCCCGTCAACACCCATCCCGCCCGTTAGCATGGTGCGTGAAACAAGGTATGCCTCGTCCCCAGCGTCCTCTTGTTGGTAAACAACCTTGAAAGTTGTCGGGTTAGAGTATCTAATGTACGACAAATCTTTCCAAGACAACCGCACAGGGTCCAATAAAGGCCCGTTCGGGTACGGCAAAGCCTTGTTAGACCTAGATTCTTTACCTGTATCCAGTTCCGGATAGTAAGCCTTATAGATGATGTGATGATATTTAGATGACTTCTGTGGTTCGTCACCAACATCTTCAGGGTTCTCAACGTTCGACCCGTCATACTCGTAATCATCGTCATCGTAAGAAACTTTAGATAGACAATGGGCGTACAAGTCGCCTGGTCCTAGTTTCTGTCCGATAACAGCTAGTAAACCACCTGGGTCTACACGTGCCTCGGCCATCGAATCCCATCGTTCCAACAGTTTGTCACGGGCAGTCGATTCACGGGCGTTCTCAGGGGAAGCAACGTCATCAAAAAGACACAAATCTGCACGGTGACCAATAAACTCGGCATCAATACCATACGCACGAACAGTCGGTTCCTTGTTGTCGGTGTTACCTGTTATCTCTTGCTCCACAATAAACTCGTCGGCACGCCACAAAGCTGTTTGTGAAGCAGGTTTAAACCGCCCATAGTCAATACTCAAGCAGCCTTTAGCGTTGACCGCTAACCCTTTCTTCACCAGTTCAGGGTCAGGCTCTAAAGCGGTAGGGCGTTCAAGGGTGTCACGGATACGCCTCGAATACATCTTCGCTAGGTTCTGCGAAATACTCCCGTACAGGACTCGGATTGCACGGTTCCGGACGATACACCACACCGCAACATCGTGAAACAAGGTGGACTTGCCGGAACCAGGCGCAACATTCAATACCAGGAACTCTTTTTCTTCCGACTCCAAATACTGCACAATCTTGTATGCAGCCTCAACTTGCCAAGGGGAAGGCACACGCCCCAAATAGTATGACCTAAAGAAATCAAAATCCTGTAAACCCCTTTGCGCTTCGGGACACAACCTGTCTTTAGGTATCGCCGGTGGCAGTTCAGATGCAACATCAAGTATCCGCATGGCGCGAGCCTGGACTCCACCGTCTTTACGTTTCGATGCTGACTCTTCGGCGCGGGCTACAGCTAGTTCTGCCATAGCACTCTTTTTGCGTATCTCCCATTTCGATGCAGTGTTCACGTGTATCCCTGCGATACGTGCCGCTTCGGTTAGGGTCATGCCGGATGCGCGGGCCTGCCAAAAACGGGCTTTGTCTGCTTCACTAACTACACGTTTAGTCCCCAAAGGACCCCTCAATCAGCGTTTGTTGTTTTTGGATTTGTTTTTTGGTGCAGTCTTTTTAGCTACAACAGCAGCCGCACCAGCAACTTCAACGTTGCGAACGGTTTGACCAACTTTAGCTAAAGCACGACCAGTGGTTACAGTAGCCATTTTCCCTGCTCGACCAGACTGCTTGTATGCACCCTTGTAAAGATTCATCATACGTGCAGCTTGTTGCGCTTCAGAACCAACAGCAGTAGAAGTTAACTGTTTACCTGTAACGGTTTCAGACATCTTCAATTTTCCACCCATACCGCTTTTACCTAAACCACGGTATGTAGCCAAACTGGATTCAGCGGTTATAGACCCAACCTTGTTAGATATGGCTTTAACAATCTGACCTTTACCTGGCAAAGCAGTCACAGCCAAAGCAGCGTTAATAATGTTTTTTGCTTTAGTAGGTTCAGATAAAGCGAAACCTTGCGCGACAGAAGCACCCGAACCTGCGAACGCACCTTTACTACCTTTACCACTCATGCTCGGTATACGGGGGCCACCCTTAGCGAGACCTGTAGCTGATTGTCCTTTAGCAGTCACAGCAGTAGTGGGTTTGATACCGCCCCACACGACACCTTTAATCATTGGCGCACCGGCAGCCACTTCATTCTTTGGATTCGATTTAGCATTTTTAGGAATTTGTTTCGCCATACCTGCAAACAATATCATAGGTGTGGTACGATGCACGTAATTCAACAAGACCTTAACGTCGGGATGACAGTGAAGGCAAGCACAGGTTGTACACCGGTTGCATGGTGCGGGACGTAAACAGGGAAACCTGGGTAGATGTTTCCTGCAACCAACAAGTATCCACGGCTCAACCTTGCCCTGTTGCGTAAGAGAAACAAGCAGCTGCAATACATATGGGTGTCGGCTAGAAAC